AAATATTTGGAGGCTAGAACTACATCAGCTAGCGCCGATGAGCTTGGGAAATTGAGTAATGATCAATTGAGAATCGACTTGATAAACCAGTTTAAAGCCAGGGCTAAATTTGATCTCGATTTTTTGAAGAATAAGCAAAAAGAGATTGATATTGATATGTCTGAAGTATTTCCATCCAAGTTCACTTGTGTTAACGATTTGACTGTTCATAAAATGCTTGTTTTGTCCGAGGAAGCAACAACATCAGATAAGTATACTTATGTTTTACAGGATTCAATGGATGAACATGAGTATAAGAAAGGTAGAATTGATTGGACGAAAGTAGGTATAATAGATAAAACTGCGACTAAACCAACTCGCTTAACATATGTTTCAGATCATGCTTTGACGGTTGAAGAAACTAAGATCATAATTGGAGCGTTATCTGCAGTTGATGCATGTAATGATGATAATATAAAGATCAAACTCATTGCTAAGAACAGGACCAAACAGATGGCGGAACCAGTTAAGGCAGGTTTCTTTGCCGATTTGTGGAATCATGCAACTAAGATACCAGGTTATGGTATGGCATTTTCAAAATGGGTTTATAATAAAATCATAAAGAGAGTAGGAGAAAAACTCATTGAAGGCGTCATGACAGCGATTGGTTTAATGGCTCTATTTTACACACTAGGAGTCGTGGGATCGTTGTTGTCACCAACCCAAACTGTGTCTTATAATGCAGCACCAAAGAAGATGGTAATACCAGGAGTCAGAACTGCAGACAGAGGAAAGATAGAAGTAAAATCTATGAAAGAGAAGACCTTAGCTGATTGTTTTTTCAGAAAATCTATGTTCAAAGGATATGCCACCTGTCCAAGAGGTTATTGCAGCATATTTCAGTTTGCTGCCTATGAAGGTAATGTATTTGTCACCAATAAACATGCTTTCCATGATATGCAGACTCCTATGAAGTTGCTAGTTGCCGATCCATCTACAAGCGACAGAATAACAGAGCATACAATTACCAAACAAAATCTGAAGATGGTTCCTGATTCTGATTATGCATTATTTGCAATTCCAACAATGAGACCAGCGAGAACGATGAGAAAACATTGGATTACGGAAGCAGAGCTTGAAGATGATATGATCAATCTCCGCAGGGCTGAAATGCTCGTTGCGACTATTAATGAGACAACGATTGATCCAAGAACAAAAGAGAGTCCAGATCGAGTTATTGATATTAATTACGGTATGATGGCATCACCATGCACCAATATTGAACCGATAAAGAAGCATAACACACGCGTTCTACAGTTCAAGCAAAGAGTAGTTAAGGGACAATCTGGTTCTTTAGTCTTACATGCGAATGATAGGTTGGCCAATAAAATCACAGGTCAGCTCGAAGGAAAGATGACGGTAACAGGCACTGTTCATATGGGACATGTAGATAATCCACAAGCATTTGTTGCAGTTATATCGAGAGAACAACTTGACAAAGTATATCATCAATTTGATGATAAGCATTTAATTGCAGTCAATTTACTTGAAGCGCCTGTTATCGATCATCCATTACAGGAAGTTTTCAAGCACGGACAAATCATCAAGGAATCGCCCTTCAAGAAACATTCAGTGCCAATAGCAGGAGGATTTAGACGCACACCTATTTTTGGACATTTTCCATCTGAAGTTGAACCCGCTATACAGCACGCACAAGACCCGCGAATTCCACCCGGCAAGCCGCATCATCTGTCGAAAGCTTTGAACAAATCAGCTGGAGTAAATACTGTGAAATTAACAGTTAAGCAGGAAGAAGAAGCTTACCGTTATTTGAAGAGTGTTTACGGAACATTCATTCCAGAAGTATGGGAAGCCTCGCTTTATAGTCCGTCACAGGCTATCACAGGTATAAAAATGCCTGGTTCAACCAGTGTTGATACAAGCACAATAGCAGGACTACCATACATGGATCAGAAAGGAGTCAAAGGAAAGAAACCGTTCATAAGTTTTGATGAGATCACTGGAACATGGGCTATACAAAATATCGTATATGCAGAAGTTGATAGATATATCAACCATTATGATCAATTGACAGTACCACCAAATTTTAAGTTAGAATTTAGAAAGCAAGAGCTTGTTGGATTGAATAAGATCATTGACGACCCCAAAACAAGAACAGTTGGATGCGGGAATATGATACACTTAGTTGTGTATAACATGCTGTTCAAAGATTTCTACACATTTGTTAAGAATGTGTGGTATCAAGACCGAAGTTGCCCTTTTGCAAATGGATACAATGGAGAAATGCATTGTGATAAGCTAGTAGAGCATTTGAAATACCCGGATTATGTTATTGACTTCGATGTCAAAGCATGGGAAGAGAAGGTAAATCAGAGTATTATGTACTTGACCACCAGAGTTAAACTTGATATTTTGAAAGAAGCCTATAAAGCAAGAAACAAGCCATGGGACCCCAAATGGGATCGTGTAGCATATGGATTAGTTGTCGACTATATCCATGCAGATGTTATTTTTGAAGACATCTGTTATGAAAAGACAGCTGGTTTGCTATCGGGTCACCCTGGTACATTTATGGAGAACAGTGAAATGCATGAAATTGTATTCGGCATATGCATGTTGAATATTTTGAGAAAGAATGCCCCACATTATGCGACTATTGACTTCATAATCGAACATTGTCGTAGCATCAAAGCAGCAGATGACATACTTGTTGCATTATCACCACTTGCACGACAATACATAAGACCAAAAGATATCGTTGATGGATACAAAGACCTAGGATTTGATATCGTATCACCGGATAAAGTATCTGAGGTGACAGCAAA